ATAATAATTTGCTTCGTATAAACTAATCGCATTTGATGGTTTTGAAGGACTTTCTGCTTTTACATCGTGTCGGTACATGTCATAAGTTGTACCAGATCTCCAAGTAATCTTTTTAATTACTTGCTTTACATCATCAGTATCAATTTTTTTGAGAGCAATCATTGTGTCCCAATAATTATTCTCTTCATCAAAACTATCCCTTGGATCAGGAGGACTGCTATCCCAACTTGCATCAACATCAGTAGGATTAGGAAGTCCTACAAACGAATAGAAAGAGTTGCTAGTGGATGCAACACTAGCAATAAAATCTTTTGCGTTTAATATACGAAGTTGATCAGTTATAATCGCAGCCATTTTTGCGTAGTTTTTTACTTATTTATCAGTTATGTTGTAGAGTATCCTACAAGTTTCAGAGGTTCAACTCTATTTACAACACCACCAGTTGTAATACCAGAAGTGCCATTTAATAGATATGCGTCAAATGCTGAGGCACTTGTTCTATCTCCAAGTGTTATCTTACCCCACGAAAACTCTCCATAGAACTCAGTAAGTCCGATACCAGTTATATCACCAAGATCTTCAACACTTACGGTAACTTTTTTGACATATGTAATGCCAACACCTGCCACAGCAGTTGTAGCAACAGAAACTGCGGCTACTTCATAAACAGAATCAAGGAATTGAGTTGTAACACCTAATGTTTCGCCAGTTTGATAGAGTGATGTAACACCACTTCCGACATTACTATTTTTAACAGTAAAGTAATCACCGACAGAAATGTCACTTATAGTAACTGCAGTGCCAACAATCTTTGTATCACGTAAGAATGAATCAACGGGTATGAAGAATTCCATATCAAATCCAGTAACAGCAACTCCAACGGAGGTAGATGTTAATCCAACAATATCACCAAAATCGCCTTCGTATAAGGATGTTCTATTTGTTTCCTTTGTAACGGATGGTGCTTCAATGAGGACTTGAGGAACAAAAGTTCTTGTGTATCCGATTCCTGGTGTAGAAACAATAATTGAAGAAACGGTATCTCCAGTCAGAGTTGCAGTAGCTGTTGCTCTTGCGGTTGTTCCGAGCCCCACTGGGTTTGCAATAGTTACGGATGGTGCAGATGTATATCCAGTTCCGCCGTAACCAATAGTGATCGATTCAACAGTATTTCCTATAGAAACAATTGCAGTTGCGGCAGCAGATACGAGATTGTTTTGCGATACGATTCTTATGGTTTGCTGATTCTTAGTGGTTTGATTTTCATCATCAGGGTTAAAGAATGGAATTACACTCTCAACAAAAATTTGAGTAGATCCTACACCAACAGATTGAATAATATTTGTTTTTGGATTAACTAAAGCAGAATTTAATTCTCTTGCTTTACTTACAATTTTACCATTAACAACTTTATCAACAGTTTGCCTGCACCAAGTTACTGTGCGTGCGTGATCTGGGTTGGAATCAATTCCTCTTTCATAATATGGATTAGTTTCAATAGTATCAGTTGAAATAATCTCGGTTAATAATCTTGACTCTTGATCAACAGAGTTAGGAACTAAAGATTCATCACCCCTAACACTAAACTCATCGCCATCCTTTACAGTTGGAAGAACATCATTGAATGTAACATCAACATCACCTGTACCCTTATAGAAGAGAATCTTACAAGTATCACCATCATATGAACTATCACTAGAACGTCCTTTAGGCGCTTCAGTGAAGTTAATTACACTACCACCGTTAAATTCATATGCTTCTCCAGGCACTTGTAGAATATCATTAATAAAAATAAGAAGTGTAGATTTAACATCAATATTAGATCCTACCGCTGCTCTTACAGTAACTGGAGATCCATTTCTCTTAAGTGTGAATTTTCTCTTAACTCCATCAAATTCATTATTAATATTATCAAGACGCTCTAATTCGCCGAAATGCCATGCTGAGAATTTATCAGAATCAACTTTATCTACTGTAATTTGGAATTCTTTGAATGAGTGATTTGTATCGGTAGGGATACCAGTTGAACCTCCAGTTGCAACAGTTAAAATTTGATTTTGACTGTAACGATATCCAAAATTTCTAAATTCAAAATCGATTACACTTGAACCCTGTCCAACAACAATATCAATAGTTGCCTGCGTTCCAACTCCTGCTGGAGAATCTTCAGAATAAATTAATGGAATGTTAGAATATGAAAGTGGAGCATCAAATACGACTATAGGTTCTGATCCAATCAGATATCCAGATCCTGGATTTGTAATAGCAACACTAACAATATGTCCGTTGCTTACTGCAGCAGTTCCAATAAATTCAATTCCAGTTCTACCCGTTGAAGAAGTGTAAACACCAACATTAACAGTTTGAATACCAGAGCGATAACCGGAACCAGTATTACCAATACTAATTGATGTAATAGTTCCAGCAACTGATACAACAGCTGTTCCACCAGCAGAAACAAGAGGTTGATAACCTAATCCACTTGTAGATCCAACAGAAACAACATAACCACCGACAGGAATGTTGGCGTTATTTGGATCGTAAGCAACGGAAGTAGCAGTGCCGGTGAACGTAATACTGCTGATTCCTGATGCTTCACTCAATGTGTAATCTTGATCAATGGATAATTGTCCAGTAGGCCCTTGAAATATACCATTAACAAGAACTACAGCGTTATTAGTTGAGAAACCGGTTGCATTTTGATTCTGAGACTTCAAGGTAAACGTCTTAGTAGTTGCGTCAAATTGATCTGCAATACTATCAAATACATAATTTGAATGATAAGCATCTTTTGCACTTCCAGCATTTTCAGATCTTAAGAATGTTCTTCCTTGGAACCTTGAGAAAGTAGTTATTCCAGTGAAATCTCTTTCGTCTGGTGGATTAGTAGTTGAACTTATGGGAGTGGGCCCATGAGGTGCTGTGTAAAAGTTAATAGTATTATTGACAATGTTATACGCACCATCAACTTTAGTAACAGCAACACCAACTGGGTGAGTGGCAATACCTGTTCCCATCCATCCACGATCAACTAAAAGTCCATTAGTTGTACCGAAACCAACAGTATTAATTTTCATAATTTCTGATTCAACTTGTATCAAATCAGATGCAAAAAACGATGTTACTCCAATAGTTTTAATAATAGCATCGCCAATTGTAATTTCTTTATTTACAGTAGTTGTTATTGCGGTTGAAACAATCGGATTTTGAATAAAGTTATCGAGAGCAATTAAACATTTTGTATTTTGCTTACTTGATGTTAAAGTATGGAAAGTTCCTATCCCGACACCAGTTATTCCAATAGCAACAGGTGTTACTGCGTTAGCATTTTGTGCAGACGATGCAAACCTAATTGAAGAATCACTATCTTTAATTACATAAACTGAAGTAGTGGTTGGAAGGATATTAGTGTTACCAATTCCAGCAAATGATGTTGTTTCAATACCAATACGAACATTGGTTGATATCCCAACGGAGTAAGTTATAGCTTCTCCTGTTGTAAAGAAGTGATCTGGAATTTTAATCGTATTGTTAGTTATATCTACAATATCAGTATTGCTTCCATCAAAGTTTCTTTGGAAAATTGGAAGTTCATTATGAGTTAATTCAAACGCTCTCTTAACATCAATTAAAGTTCCCTCATAAAAACCATAACCTGCAGTTATTGATGCATTATTTAAATCAATTTCAGTATTTTCAGTATTATCTTTATCAACTAACTGAACTGATTGTTGGAACACACGTACTTGTACATCTGCGCTCGCTGGAGGTGTATATTGTAAATGTGTATTTCCAGATACATACAATGCTCCAATTGTTCCAATTCCTGATGATGTTTCAAGATTAGCATATTCAGTAATGTAAGATTCAGATGTGTCATTTAGTACAATGACTTCAGACATTTGATATTGATTATTTGTAGTATCTTCAATACTTACTATGTAATATGCTGCACTATAATCGGTTGTATCTACGGTATTTGTGTAAGTTGCAATTGTGTGTATTCCAGGAGAACCACTTGAAGATATTGAGGTGTAGAATGATTCTAAAGATGCAATATTCTCAGTAGTATCGCCAATAACAGTAGTTCCAACCCCAACAGAATCAACACTCGACATCGAAACCCTGACGGTATTTGCTGTAAGAGCTAATCCGGGATTTGGGGTGAAATCTACATTTATGGTTCCGGAGGACATTTCGGCAGAATATGTTCCAAATCCAAGAACAGTTGATCCAACATCAGTTGAAAGATCTCCATATTCTAAGAGTTCAACATTTGTACCATCATGAATAATATTAAGTTCATTAAAACTAAAAACTCCCGTATTTGAATTAAATTCAACTAAAACCTTAGATGATCTGTAAGTAGAAGCGATTCCTACGATAGTAGTTTTTGTTGAAGCTGGAATTTCTACTTGAGTGGATTCAATGTTACAAATCTCACCTAGAGCAAACGTTCCAATTCCAGATACACTATTATCAAGATCGAAACTACAGTATGAAATATTATAGTTATTATTTTGATACTTAGTTGGGTAGAATAATAGTTGCCCCTGTGTACCTTCGATTCTAAAATCAAATGAACCTAGATCTAATGAATTTTCTACTCTTCCATAATTAAGAACCTCCGCATTTGCACCATCTTGAATCAAGGTTACCAGAGAAGTTTGCCTCTCTGGAAGTACTTTATCTTTAACAAAAGTCAGTATTTTCTTGGTTCTTTGATCAGTTGAGAACTTCTTGACAATACTAAATCTTGTAGGACGTTCTACATTGCTAAATTGTGTGCTAAAATCATCAATAGTTAAAACTCTGTTTCCGACTGATTCAAAATAATCTGTAAGAACTCTATTTTCTAAGAAAATTCTATCAGAGTAAACTTTTCCTGAGGCAATTTTGGAATTTTCAGTAACTAAATCAAAAGCAGGATAACAATTAAGGCTTATACCACCACCAAATTCACCCCTTAAATCTCCTCCTCCGTATACGGGGACAGGTAGAATATCAACTGTCAAAGAAACGTTGGAAGACTCATCTGTAAAGACTCCAGGATTAGGATTTTGATCGATAGATTCAATGATTAGATTACTAAATTTAAGGAATCCAGCAGTATGATTGAGTGAACTTACTGTGTCATCCCAATCCTGCAGAGGAATTTTCGACTTAATTGCATAAGAGAAGTTTTGATAATAGAAGTTATCAGGAATTCTTTGCTGATTGTCATTAAAGAATCCGGTAGTTTTATTCCATCCCTTTTCAACAATGGATGATGATCCAGTTTTAATTTCAGAATTATATTCAAGTTTTGACTTAACAGTTCCTTGAGTTCCAGAAGATTGTCCAATTATAAGATCTCCAACTTTAAAATCTCTGGAGGTTGAGACTTTAAGAAGTTCGATTTTATTATTCCAGCTATTTACTTTACCCTCTCCACTACCAGAGACAACATTTTCGCCTAATAAGAAATCATTCTTTTTAAGTTCAATATTAAATTGTGGGAAGGCATTTTGATTAATTATTCTTCCTGCGGAATTGGTTGAGTCATAATTTCCCGCATATAGATTATCATTAATAATTCCTGAAAGACTGAATGTGACTACGCCAACACTACCGCCTAGAGGAATATTTACATCTGTCAGAGTGAATAATTGATAATCATAATCCACTGAATTATAACCAGATCCAGTTGATCCAACACCAACACTTACATTTTCAATAAGAACTTTATCGCCAACAGAGAATGGAGATTGATCACTAAATCCTGTGTCAAATCCAACTGTTACATTTTTACTAACAATGTCAAAGGAAATGCTGTTAATTGCAACTCCATTTGAATTGCTAATTGGAATGATAGTAGGAGCTATATTTGAAATTCCTTTAGTATTCTTTCTAATAGTTACTTCAGAATCTCCAAGTTTATAGAAAAGATCAACATCATCAATATTTTTTCCAGTTACCCCATCAAGAACAACAAGATTGGGGGCAATATTATAATTCTTACCAGCGGAAGAAATGCCTATTTTATCAAATGAGGTTAAAGATTCAAGTAAAAGAACTTCTGGAAGATTGGTTGTAGGACGAATTGTATTATCTGTTGGATAATTAAAACCAATATTTTCAATTTTTGTTGAAAGAATTTTACCAATTGTATTGCTTGATGGTTCAAGAATCGCACCAGTTCCTGTAGTTATTCCAACAATCGTTGATATGCCAACTATTTCATTATAATTTGCTCCCTTATAGGTAATATCGATACTTGAAATGCCGCCATAAGCATTTAAAGAATTTGTTGTGTAAGATAAATCACCATCAATAGCTGAATATGAAGATCTCTCAGGAATTTCTTGTATGTCATACTTGAAGAAGGTAGATCCAGTTCCTGAAAGTACGAATTCGCCCTGATATACACTGTCTACAACATCAATCTTATTAAATCCACGTACTTCATTATCAATAATGATTTCTCTCTTAAAAGAATCAACAAAATCTGAATTAATAACGGAGAACTTATAAAAAAGATTCTTTGGAACACCATCATTTACTATTAAAGTAAGTTTGGCATCTGCATCGATTCCAACTTTTCCAGATTTAGTTATTTCAAAGATATTGTCTGAAAGTGTGCCATCAAATCTGTCCGTGAAATTTGAATCTTTGTAGAGATTCAAATCAAATGCTGAATAAAGAGTAGATGCATTTAAAGAAGATAAAGACGAGTCACTTAGATCAAATACTACAGTGTTACCAGAAAATACATTTATAGGTGGGTTAACAGGAAGAATATTTCCTTTTCTCGCAATATCAATTGATACAAAATTAGGTTGAAATTTTTCAGTTTCATAGATCGATTCACAAAGTCTGATTTTATCTTTAGAGAATCTAGAAACATAGTAAATCTTTTGATCTTCTAGTCCAGTAGGAGCTGGATTAGAATCGAGAATTATTTTATCTCCCGTATTAAGTCCATGATTACTAATACTAATTGTATTTTGACTTGTACTTACTCCTGCTGTTGTAAATCCGAGAGAATTGAATACAATTCTTCTATTATGATCATTATACTTAACTGCAACAGTAGTGGTGATTCCTGATGTTACAGTCATTTTGACTGATTCGCCAATAATTAATCCATGAGTTGATGCAGTAGAAACTGTTACTTCATTTCTATTTGCTTCACCAGTAACAACATTATCTTTTACTGTCTTAATACTATGTTTAGTTCCAGTGCCAATACCCGTAAAGAATAGAAGTCCAGAGTTCATTGTGGTATCTGCAATACCAACAAAAGTTCCTGTTGATCCGATACCAACTTTAAAAGTTTGAATTCCAATAATATCTTCACTTATTTTTGCAACATAAAGTGGTGTACTATTTGCAATTCTATAAGTAGTGCCTATAGAGGGATTAGACACCACTTCAATGGATTGTCCCCCACCATTGTTATACAAAACAATGTCACCTGTTTTCAGATCATGATTAGGTAAGAAAATACCCTTATTCTCAATAAAGACTTGACTAACACCCGCACCTGGATTTGAGAAGAAGATTGTAGATCCAATACCAACGCCACTTAAAGTACCGATTCCTAAAGTTTCTCTTGGATCAAAGTAAATTTGTTTATTGAGTTCAAATTTAACTTTATTCTCTCTAGAGCTAATAAAAGTGAATTTACGACTTTGTTCAGAGATAGATGTCGTAGCAGTATGAGCAGTAGAAACTGTTCCATCTACTGATCTTTCGACTCTCAATCTTGAATTAAGTTTATCAACATTTAAAACGCGAACTTTTTCTGTTCCAATTGCTAAAATATCATTCTCTCTTATTGAAAGTTCACCTCTATCAATAATTCCACCACTTATTGAAAAATAAGTAACGATACCTGTTGCAGAGGTTGTCCCTACTGCATTTGCAAGATTAAAGAAATTAGTCGAAACCCCGATATTAAAAGAATTATTATTTAAACTAATAGAAGTATTAAATCCAGATAAAGAAACTAAATCAGTATTTGTAAATCCATGGGGTGATTGAGAGAATGCTACAAATCTTCCAGAAGAATCAATAGGTAAAACTTCAACTTGGGAAACTGTAGAAGAAGCGACACTAACATTTGTAATTACTTTACCAGTAACTTCAGATACTTTTGCTTTTGCTGATGTCGAACCAGGGAGTCTTTCAAATACAATTCTATCTCCCACTTGATAGCCTCTTCCTCCTGTGACAATACCAATGTTGTCGATTGTTCCAACGGAAGTAGATGTAATGTCAATTACTTCATCATAGATCTTATATGGTTCTATGAAATAATCATATGAAACATTATCTAATGTAAGTCCATATGGAGTGGTATTTCTTAGCCAATTATTATTTTCGATATCATACTTTTCTTGATATGAATCATTTTTAAAGTTAAAATCATTGGGTTTAGATTTAAACTTGTTACCTATAAAATACGGATATTGTGGCAATTTAAAACCTTCAAAAGTTCCTGAACTTTCAACAAAACCTGGATTAATAGTTGCAAAATATGCATAAACCCCATTCGGAAAGTCAGGTGTTACACAATATCTCCCATTATGTTCATCAAGATCACCCTCTCCAGTAAATACAAAATCTTCACAGAAAAAACCTTGTTTCCATGTGGAAAGAGAAGGACGATTATTAAATTGTGCTAGTTTATAACCACTTATTAATGCTCTTACAGTTCCTCCAGTATTTGTATCATATCCATAAGGCCCATAAATTGGATTTCCATCATATGCCCATCCGATAATTGGAGAGTGAAATTGAGATTCACTCTCAGTATTTGAAGAATCTAATCTTAAATCAGAAACTCCATACTTAGTCCCATCTACATCTGAAATAACTTGTCCGAATACAGATTCTCTAAGTTTCCTAGGAGCATAAAGATGAGTATATTCAATACCATATTCATCAGTAAGAGAGGTATCTAAAATACCATCATCTTCGCCAATAATATCTTGATACTTCTCGAAGAGGTTTATTGTCCACTGATTAATATTTGCAGTAAGATTTGCCTCTGAACCACTAGCGATTACGCTCACAGTTGTTGAATCTGTGTAATTAATTCCTGGATTATCAACGATAATTCTATCGATTTCTCCGCCACTAATAACTGGTGTAAGTTTTGCAAACTTTCCAACACCATTTACGACTAAGTTGGGAGGTGAATTGTATTCATATCCGCCATTTGTTACTAAAACTTGTTCTAATTTTCCATTATTAATAATTGGAAGAAGTTCTGCATCTCTTCCACTTAAAAGAGATATTAATGGTTGCTTATTAAAATTAATAACCTCACTTGCACCATAACCAACACCAGTATCAGTTAAATGAATTGATTCAATTGAACCTCTGAATACTGGTTGTAATTTTGCGTTAAAATCCTGTCCACTAAAAGTAGTTACACCAATTTCACCTGAAATGTTTACCGAAATACTTGGATAGTTGAAGATATGAGATCCAGATCCCGATGATTTAATATTTACATACTGATTAGTATCATAGTAGAATGATTTTGCAGTTGTTCCTACACCAACTGATGACAGTTTAAAATTATTAGAATCAACTACAGTGACAATATATGTTTGATCACTACTAAGTCCCGATGCATTTCCAGAATAAGTTACAGTTTCGCCAGAGTCGAACCCATGATTAAATATATTGATTTGATTTAATGATGTGTTTATTCCCGAAACTCCCGATACTCTCTCCTTATTTTCATAATTAATGCCAGATGAAGATACAATTACATCAGAAAGTACACGTTTTTTATGATACGATTCAAATCTATGAATACCTACTCCATTTGAAGTAAGATTTACTGGATTTGATCCGGAAATAGCATCGCTTACATTTTCAAACAGTTTTATTGTTTTAGAATCAATAAGTTTTACATAATATTCAGCATTATCAATGATACCGCCAACAGCAGTCTGCCCATCAGTCTTATAAATTACTCTCTCAGATTCTTTAAATCTGTGGAAGGTTGAAAAACCAATGGTATCTGATGAAAGTCCTACTTGAATGTTATCTGATGTTGAATAGAAAGAGACTGTGTGCGTAATTAATTTGGTATTTGCGTATGCGTTAGCTCCTGATCCATTTCCACCAGTAATAGTAATTATAGGATCTGTTACATAATCAAATCCAGGATCTAAAATTTCAATTCTTTCTAAAGAACCTTTTACATTTACAAGTCCAGTAGCACCAATTCCAGTAGAATCCTGAATAGAAAGAATAGGTGGATTAATAACATCATATCCACTTCCTGGAGCAGAAACTGTTACACTATTGATATTTCCATAATATACACTGTCTCCAGATTTATAATTTAAAATTTCAACACCATTAACGAGCATTCCAGTTTTACCAGGAAGAGTTGTATGTTCTTTTCCATCATTAACTGGAGATTTAAATTGTCTGTATAATTTTTGATGATTTAGATTTTTATTATAAAAATTATTAGGACAGAAATAGTTGTCAGTAACAATACCTGATACTGAAACAAAAGTATCATTATACAGATTGGTGACACTTGAAGCAATCTTGAATTGTTTATCGTTTATTCTTTTAACATAATAAACTCCTGAATCAATCTCAGAAAACTTACTTATAACTGAATCAACTACTACATCTTGATTATCAATAGAAATGGTACTGCTTTTGGTTAATGGTTCATAATAAACTCTATCACCAGTATAAAATCCATGATTACGTGAGTGAGTAAAAAGTTCTCCATCATATTCCCCATTTAAAGATACTTTTCTGTCATAAAAGTTTAGTGGGGTGTCATGATATGATGGAATAGAAGATGATGCAACTAAAACATCGCCATCATATTTTGTATAAGTGTTTTGGACATTGGCAAAGGATTTTTCAATATAAGAATAATTAACTGAATTTAAATTGCTGACACTTGGTTTAAGAATATCTCTTCTAACGCTAAATTTACTTCCTGTCAATTCCCCAGATCTTGCAAATGTAAAAGTCTTAGCGGAAGAAATATCAATAACGACACCTTGTTTTTCAACACCGTTTGATTGTATAACAGTTGCTTTATCACCAATTTTAAAATTATTTTTTGCAACTGTCTCAATAGAATATGAAAAATTAGATGAATCAATAATAGATACACTCTTTACATCATACTTAGGACTTACGTTTGTAAACCAACTATTATCTAATGCTTTTGACGCATTAATTCCAAGTGATTTAATTTTTATATTATCATTTTTAGAAAAATACGAAGTATCATCATAGATAAAATTCTCATCAAGAACTTTTCCAATTCTAACTTCAATCTTTGAAGTGGTAGCGATTCCTACCGCTGAGGCATCGCTAGAAGCGACTGAGACGGCGCTAATTCCCTCAAACCCATATGCACTTACATTCAGATTTAATTCAGTCCCCGCATCAATTTGGTAATTCGTTCCAAAAGTAGAAGTATGAGCTAAACCTACTTCAGTAAATTGGTTTATAGTTTTTGAACGATATGTTAAGATTCCACTTTGCCCATTAACATAAATTTGTCCTTTATCTGGAAAACCAATTGTTGAATCAACATCAATTATTGAAGAACCAGTTGCGACTAAAACAGTATTTTGAGTTTTTGGATGAGCAGTAAAGTCTCCATATACAGTTCCACCAGTAAGATCTATATCTTTACTATAATCAAAGTCTACACTAAGTTGATAGTAAGTTTTATCTCCTCTTAATATCTTTTCGGAGTCTACAATCGTAGCATATGCTCCCCCAATACCATATTCAGGATATGCATCTTGATAGAGAGTTTGATTTTTTAACTTTGAAGGATCTCCTACAACTGCTTCTACAACAATATCTCGTGTTTTTCTGAATTGAGCATCAGAAGGCTTAAACAAAAACTCTTTTGGTTTGACAACCTCTGCTTTTTCTCCATAAAGTGCAGCAAATAAAATTCTGAAAGATTCATCAGTGCCTTTAGATTGATAAAAATCTTTAGATCTTGATAAAAATAGTTTTTGATTTACATCTGAATCAATTTCTCTTCCTTCAAATCCTGGTGCAATTTGCTTCTTTAATTTTACTAAGAATTCTTTAAGTAAAACGTTACTTAAATTAATTATTTTAGCGCCCTGAATATGAGATGTAGACTCTGATGACGAAAATGTTAGTTTCTCATCAACATTACCTAATGCAGTTACACCACTAAATCCACGAATACATTCATTAAAAGAGTTTCTGGTTTTAGATGAATATAAAATGATCTCATCATCAATCTTGATCAAACCATATCTTTCTGGAAATTGATATGTTCCATATTGTTTTGACTCTAAATCAAAACTCGCAGTGATCGTTGTATCACTAAAAGAAATATCCGCCCCAAGATTTGTCTCATCTTGATTGTTAAGAAGAGTTTCTAACTTTACATATTCGTCAATATTTTGTAAAATATCAGAAGGTGCAGTAGGATATTCTTGAGAAATATAATATTGCTTTAGAAATTCACCAACCAAGGGAAAATCTTCCCTTACAAATGCAGGTAATTGATACTCAATAATGTCCTGAATCTGTACTCGTTGTAAATCGGTTGATATCATCTTACGTCTTTAGTATGAATAAGTAGGTGAGGAAGTAGAATTTGATGAAGTTGTGGACATTGTTGCCCCTGTTGTTCCTGTTGTTCCTGTTGGTGGTGAACTTGCACTAGTTGTACTAGAGGTTCTTGTTGCCGTATCAACTGTGCCACGGACTAAACTTCCATTTGCAAAACTTGAAGAAACAATGTAATCGGATCCTGATACATCATATCCTGAGGATATTCTATCGTTAATAGAATTAATTGTTACGTTATTAGTATCTAGTTGAATATAAAGATCCTGTAATCCGATAATATCATTAGAATAAGGAACAGCAGAAATTTCAATAAGTGGGAATTGTCTATTAATACTTGTTGAAATAATGTTAATAGGATTCAACATTATTTCTCCCTTTTTATAATCAATTGAGCCAATATTTCTTCTAACAATAGATGCTTCACTAGCAGAATTTAAACGAATCAGGTTAATGGTTCCAGTTTCTAAAGACTGATCTGCAGCATCAGCGAGATAAACTGTTCCTGCAACTCCACTCACTTGGAATCCAGAAGACTTTATATTGTATCCTATTTTACCATTATATGTCCCATGTCCATGGTTTACAACATGAAATCTATTTCCAAAGCAAATTTCATATTCAGCAAACGCATTTAGAGAAGCTCTTAAATCTCTTCTCATTTGAATCGTAGTAATATTTGATGTTATAGCAGGATTGCTGTTATCTACGATGTTAAGAAACTTACTATACTTAAATCTTGCTCCAAATTTATTAATCTCAGTTGATGATGCATATCGATCAATGTTAGTAGAAACGATTGATCTTATCTGATCACTACTATTTGCATTATTAGAATCATAATAAACATTAACAAGTGCTTCAATGTAAAGATATTTCAGATCGGTTATCTCCAAATCAATGCCACCAACAGAATATTTTTTTATTTCTCTCTTAATATTATCTTTTACAAGGTTAGAGAGATATGCACCATTAATTGGTTTGATACTTGCAAACACCTTACCAAATTGTGGAGGATTTAATTCCTCGCCACCAAACACGGAAACAGATTCTGCCTCGGGATAAATTTTAGGGATGATATATTCATAATCAGTTGATGTTACCGCTCTGTTTTGAGAAGCGTAAGTTTGAGTGGCATACTTTTTAATTGATTCGATACTTTCAATAGCAGCACCAGCAAAAGATGGTGTATTGACGGTGATGCGTGAGATTCCTACATCAATAGAAATGTTATCTCTAGATGTAGTTAATTTGCCATTAAATTTTAAGTCAGAAACTCCATTTGAATTGACACCATTATTAACGAGATATCTTACTTCTAAAAAGTTTGGTTCTTGTAAAGCAATCCCAAATACTCCGTCTCCAAAAATTAATTCATATCTTTCATCTTCAATTTCTTGCACCCAATACACTGGAGATTGACTATCTACCTCAAATAAACTATCAGATCTACGATACTTTCTCTTTACAGATGAGAATTCTGATGGTTTCCAAGTAACATTGATTGTAGATATATCAATATTTGGATTATCTAAAA